ATGATCCTTTGCACTAGGAACTATCAAAACTCTATTACTGATTCCGTGCACAAGCTGCTTTCTTTGCTGATATATGAATATAAATTAGACAAATATTTTACAATAACTAAGACAAGTATCACCTGTTATAATGGAAGTGAATTTATATTTAAGGGATTGGAGAGAAGTATAAATGAGATTAAATCTCTTGAAGGGATTACTATTTGTTGGGTTGAGGAGGCGACAAAAGTCACTAAGAATAGTTATGATATTTTAGTTCCTACTATAAGGCAAGAGGGGTCGGAAATATGGATAAGCTTTAATCCAGACGAGAAGAATGATTTCACATTCAAATATTTTGTTACCAATCCTAGACCACGTAGTAAAGTAGTTTTATCAACTTATTATGATTATGATTTATTGCCGCAAACTTTAATAGATGAGGCTAATGACGCAAAAGAAAATCACCCCGATGTTTATGATCACGTATGGTTAGGGAATTGTAAGAAAAGGAACGATGCACAAATACTTAAAGATAAGTGGGAGGAGGCGGTTTTTCCTACTCCAGATATTAGCGAGATATATAACAACCGTTTCTATAGGGGGTTAGATTGGGGTTTTTCTGTGGATCCGACTGTTTTGTTAAGCATGTTTATCAAAGAAGATGGAATACATAAGGATTTATATATTGAACACGAAGCGTATGCGGTGGGGGTTGAAACTAACCAACTAAGCGCCTTTCTTTGCGGTCATGTTCCAGGGGCTAGAGATTGGAAAATCATAGCAGATAACGCAAGACCAGAACAAATATCTTATTTGGCGCAACCTTATGATCAAGTGCGGGATGAGAAGGGTTTTCATATCGAAGCTACTACAAAATGGAAGGGGTCGGTAGAATCTGGCATAGGTCATTTACGTTCATATAGAAAAATATATATTCATTCTCGATGCAAGAACACGCTATTCGAAGCCCAATACTATCATTATATAGTGAACAATGCGGGAGAGATACAATCCAAACCTAAAGACAAACATAATCATTGTTGGGATGCTGCACGTTATGGAGTAAACGACCTCATTGTGCTTGAAAATTTCTCTGAACCCAAATATGAAGAGTCCGACAATAATACTAATTACGATCTAAACTGGTAATAGTTAAGCTAGACTTAATAAAAAAAGCTTTCTACAATCACTACAAGTCATAATTGTAATTGTTAAGAATGCGCAAAGTAAAAGATTTACTAGAAATATTAAAATCAAAAGATCAAAATAAGGAGATATCTTTTATTCCAAGTAGTACCACAGGGACAGAAATATTCTCTGGCGAGTTCTTTGAAGATTATCTTGATGAGATAAGGGGGAAGGAGTGGTCTATTAAAGCTGATAAAATGAGGCGCTCTTGTGACCAAATCACAATGCTTTTATCATTAATAAAAAACCCTATTGTTAGCGGAACATGGGAAATAGAAGTACCAGACGAGGTTGCTAACTCACAAGAGATAAAAGAGTTTTTAGAGTTCGCTATATTTCAGAATATAGACTTTACGCAATTTATTAGAGAAGCATTAACTTTCTTTGAGTTCGGGCACTCTGTATTTGAACCAGTATATCAACCCTTAATATCTCACCCTAAATATAGGGGGTCGATTGTATTAAAAAAACTATCTTATATCAGTCCTAAAACTATTGAGAGATGGCACGTAAGAAAATATGCTGGGCTTACTGGTATACAGCAACAAGCGTACGGTGACTTGGATTCTGATATTGTTATTCCTGAGAGAAACCTATTGCATTTTGCTATAGGGAAGGAGGGGGATAATTACGAAGGCAGAAGTTTATTGCGCCCTATTTATGGGAATTGGAAAAGAAAGCAGGCGTTCCTTAAAGTAAATGCTTTAGGAGTAGAAAGAGCTAGTCTTGGGGTTCCTGTGGGGGTTACTGCGCCTGGAGCAAGTGATAAGGCACAAAGCAATCTAAAGGCTATTTTAGCGGCGGTTACATCCTATCAAAGGGCATCAATTGTCGTGCCCCACGGTACTGATATAAAAAACTTTGAAATTGGTTTTGATGCCGATAAAGTATTAAATGCAGTCGCTGCGGAAAGATTAGGAATGTCACAATCTTTCTTAGCTGGGTTTATGGAGCTAGGAAATAATAGTGGTTCTGGCTCTTTCGCACTTAGTAGCAACTTGATGAATATATTTTTAAGCTCAATTCAAGCTTATGCCGATGTAATCACCCATAGTTTTAATAAAAAGATCATAAAGAATCTTGTGGACGCTAACTTCGGTAAAATGACAGAGTACCCCAAACTTAAAGTTTCTAATATATCTGATAAACTAGGTAAGGAGTTTACAGAAATTTTAACTATGCTTACCCAGTCTGGATATGTAGCCCCTACTGAGGCTATGAAAGAATATTTGAAGAAGAAATTTAATTTACCCGAGGAAGAAATCGAAGAAGACACCACGGTTGAAGAGCCCGAAGTTGAAGAAGTGGAAGAAAAGCCTATAGAGGAAAAGAGCGATTTTATCGAGTTGGCGCAGAAATCCACAGCTACGAAACAGATTGATATAGAGAAAAAGGAGCTGCAAGAAATAATGATGACAGAGTTATTCAAAAGGCGTGATAAGCTCCTGGCTAGTTCTAGAAAGATATTAGATAACAACCAAACTAAGACTAGAAGGCAGGAGGTTATAAATCAAAATATACCCGATGTTGTGAAATACAAAAGAATTATAGCGGACTTTTTAATTGAGTCTTCTGCAAGGGCGACCACTCAAGCGAAGAAAGAAACTGGAACATCTAACATAGAGTTAGCAGATAAAAAGGATGTGAATAAATTAACATCTGATACTAAAAGTAGGATCAGATCAGAGGTTGATTTGATAGTTGATACTCAAGATTCTGATTTAAGAAAGAATCTATTCTTTGTATTTAACAACAATCTCGATAACACAGATTCAATAGATCTTCTTATCAGTGAAATGAAGGTTAGTTCTGATAAATTCATTGAAGGGCCTTCTATCAGTGTGGGGGCAGCTAACTTTGTGTCTAACTCTGTAAACAACGGAAGAAACGACGTATTCCAAACTAAAGAGGTGATGGATGAAATAGAGAGCTTTACAATTACCAACCCCTCCCCTACGGCTGCAATCTGCAAAGAATTAGCAGGCAGAACAATCACAAAAGAAGAATATATAAACGGAGATTTACCCCCTTATCATCATAATTGTAATACAATTGTTGTTGCAAATGTGGCGAATGCAAGTAATAATCCGCAAATAAATCCCCTTGGTTTATCCTTTACAGGATCTAAGGAGGAGGTAGAAAAAATAATTAAAAGTAGGACTTTTTAAATGACTTCAACAAATGGAAAAAGATCACAATTCACGCCAACACTTGATACAGTTTACAGATTGTTGACAGGTAAATATGGAAATAGACCATCGCAAACATATCCCTCTTTTGAGGTTACAAGTGCGGGAACTGTTAACATGTATATTTCCAATGCAATAGATAAGCCTGCTAACTCTTCCGAAATGACACTAGACACCCAAAGCCCCTTTGATAGTGATATATATACTATAACGGCTCAAGCGGGTTGGGTTCTTTTTGAAGCTGCGACTGGTACGCCAGTGGTAAATACTACTGGATTAATTGAGGTTGAGTAATGGAAATAAAAACTTACACTATCGGACCCAAACAAATTGAGTTTAGTGAAGAGGATAAAATTTCTACCTTAGAAATCTTGAAGGTAGGAAACTTTGACAGCCCTACTCATGGGAAGTTTGAGATTACTAGAGAAATGTTGATAGAAGCAAAAAAGAATTTCGATTCAAATGTGCATCGCATTGCTGATGAAGAGAAACGCCCTATGGCCTTGCTTAATTTTAATCATGATAAAAAAGGCGCTGCTGGATGGATCAAGGAATTATACTTAAACGAAGATAATACAGTAATAATTGCAAAACTTGAGCTTACACCAACGGGTCGTGAAAAGGTGATGAATAAAGAGTACCTTTTCGCCAGTGCGGAATTTTCATATCAATTTTATGATCCAGAGTTGAAACAAACTTTTAAAAACGTCTTGACAGGGGCAGCCCTTACCAATATACCTTTTATGAAAGGTTTGAAGCCTATTGAATTAACAGAAAAAGATTTTAGCATGGAAGATATCTTAAAACTAGTAAACGATCTATCTCAAGAAGAAATTGCAACTTTGATAACTAAGCTGAGCTCTATGGTTGAATCTGTAGAAGCTTCTGAAGATAAAGAAGAAGATAAGAAAGGCGAATTCTCAGAGAGAGAGCTTGAATTGACGGAAGAGTTGAAGAACCTTAAAGAAGACAACGTGTCTAAAGCAAGGGAAATTGAATTTACACAACTTTTACTTGAGTCTAAAGTTGTACCAGCTCAAAAAGAAGCTTACTTGGCTAACGATATAAAAGGATTGCTTGAGAAAGCATCTGATGCACCTTTGAATTTTTCACAATCTAGCGATGGTGTAGATCCTGAGGAACCTAAAGAAGTTAAAACAAAAGAAGAAGCAGAAGATAAAATTAGTGAAATAGCCCTATCTTTATCAGAGGCTAATCCTGGAATGGAATTTAAGGAAGCGATGAAACAAGCTCTTTCTGAAAATGAAGATTTGAATAAAATTATTAATTTAACAGAGTAAAAAAAATGACAGCATTTAACACCCCTAATATAATCTCTAACTTTAGAGCCGGCGCAGATTTAAGCGCAGACGCTAATAAATATCTTGCAGTGAAGTTTGATGGAAGTGGCGATATTGTTCTTGCAGGAGCAGGAGAAGCGGCTATCGGGTTTTTATTTAACTCACCACAGCTTGGCGATGTAACAGAAGTTGCTACTTTAGGCGGTGGAGCTAAAGGAGTTTCAGCGGGAACTATAGCAGCAGGTGTGTTTGTTAAATCAGACGCAAATGGAAAATTGGTTGCAGCAACAACTGCAAATGACTTGGCAATTGCTAGAACTATGAAAAGTTCGGTAGCTGATGATGTTGTTGAAATACAGCCTGTTCTTTTAAGAATTCACGCATAATTATTAGGTAAAATAAAATGACACAAAATAGAGCTATAGTTGATAAACTATTAACAAACGTAAGTAACAAATATGTTCCTACTGGTTATCTTTCTGAAAGAATATTACCAGAGATAAACGTTATCCAAACATCTGGTAAATTAGCAGGTTACGGAAATGATCATATTAGAATAGGAAGTTATTTGCATTCTGGAGCTGGTGAATATGCAAGGGTTACTGTTGATAATAGACAGGATCAAGGTTATGTTTTAGAAAAACATGCACTTTCTACTGTAGTTACAGAAGAGGATTTTAGTAATGTTGAGCAACCTTTTGATGCAAGAGTTGATGCGACTGATCATGTAACAAGTTTGCTATGGACTGAAAAAGAGGTTGCTTTGGCAGCTACTCTAGGTAACACATCTATCCTTACAAATAATGTTACATTATCAGGAACCTCTCAATATAGCGATGAGGATTCATCTAATCCTTTAGCCGACTTTGCCATTGCTCATGATAGCATTGCTGACACTGTAGGGCAAAAACCCAATCTAGCAGTTATGTCTTTGGCAGTTTCTAGACAATTAAAAAAACATCCTCAGATTTTAGATAGATTAGGATTCAAGCACAACATGATTGGTTTCATGAATGATCAGCAATTAGCGTCTGTATTAGGTGTTGATGAAGTGTTAGTTAGCGAAGGTATCTTTAACTCAGCGGTTGAGGGGCAGCCTGATTCTATCGGTCCAATATGGGGAAAGAATATTATCTTTATGGTTGCTCCAAAAAAAGCAGCGAAAAGACAAATTTCTTTAGGTTACAGAATCCAAAAGAATAAACCACGTAGAGTTTCTAGATTAGATATGGGTGATCCTGTAGGAGCTGAAAAAATATTGATTGATGATAATTATCAGCAGTTAATATCTAATGTAGATGCCGGGTATTTAATTAAAGACGCAATAGCTTAATTATAGGGGTTCTAATGGTAGATAATAAGACAAATAAAGTTAAAGAAGTTACTGAAAATCAAGATGACGTAATGGCTAATGCTATTAAAGTTCTTGAAGAAGCTAAAGTAGAAGCTGCAAAGATTGTAGAAGAAGCTAAAGTAGAAGCTGAGAAATTGATAGAAGAAGCTAAAGCAGAAGTTGAGTCTATCCCTACCAAAGGATCTAAATATAAAGTTGCAAGTAACTTTAGACACAACAAAGATCTTTATGTTGCTGGCACTCCTTATATGGGAAGTGATGTAAAAGAATTACTTAAAAAAGGTCTTATTAAAAAAGGTTAATACTTTTAATAGATTATAGAAATGTTACGGAGGCCAGGATTTTATCTTGGCCTTTATAATTTGAGGTTAACAATATGACTTATGCAGCAGTTGCAGATATACAAAATGAGTTTAGAAAGATTACTTTTGATGGATCTTCTGATTTTACCGATGTTAGAATACAAGGCTTCTTAGATGAGGCAGATGCACAGATCAATTTATGTTTAAGTAATAAATATGTTATCCCTATCACAGGGGTGCAATCATTATTGGTTTTAAAGAGAATAGAAATTGCTATCGTATCGGCTAGGGTAGCTGCGATTATAGATTTAAAACAATACCAAAATCAAGATAAGGTTATTAAACAAGAGTTTAATAAAAGAGATTATGCCACAGAAAGCATGAAGCTTTTAAAAGATCTACAAGAAGAGAAAATTACCTTAATTGATGCTGATTTGATAAACTCAGATTATGGGATGTCATCAACTTTAATTGATGATTGCATACAACCAATCTTTAAGAAATACAAAGATCAATGGTAGGCACGGTATCCTATGACATCAAGAATGATAGGGAATTCAACGCTTTACTAGGTAAAATTTCAAAGATAGGATTAAACCGCTTTGTTATGGGTGAGTCTGCTAGAATTATTAGAAAATTCTCTAAGGCTAATTTTATTTTACAGGGGAGCGGTCAATATCCGCCTTTATCTGAAAGATATGCGCAAAGGAAAGCTAGAATGAAACCTTCTTCTCCTATATTAGTTTATAGCGGAAAGTTAAGAAACTCCATTGTCGGTATAACTTCTGATAGCATAAACATTATAGGAGATTCTTTCTTAGTAATAGGAACTAAATTGCCCTATGCTAAATATCTTGATGAAGGAACGTCCAAAATGCCAGCAAGAAAACCTTTATTTTTAACTGAAAAGATGGTTAAACAGATCATGAAGGTTTACACTGCTCACATTGACAAGAGTTTGAAATTATTAGGTTAATATTATGGCAACTTGCAAGATAGATATTGAGGTTATCGAGGATAAGATCCTTGAGATTGTCAAAGCTAAATTACCAGCAAAATTAACAGAGATAAACACCGAGAAAGGAGATACTTTATTACTCCCTATAGCCGACAAAGATTACTTAGTCGATTTTTACCAACAAGAGCTAACACCTAGTAGATTTATCTTTTATGGGATAACGGAGCCAGAGGTCGATAGTATAAGAGGAGACTTCGCTACTACATGGACAATATTTTATTATGTTTTCGTGGAGGATATGAACAAATTATCAACTATTAGGAAGCAGATATTGCGTTATACACGGGCATTAAATGAGGTGATTTGTGAAAATCAATCGCAAATTAGTAGATACGCTACAATTCCTGAAATAACAAGCTTGACTCCCCAAGACGTTCAAGATATTGTTAATAATAACACGCCATTTAAAATGGGTGGAATAAATATGAAAGTAATATTATCATAATATAATATGTCTGAAATTATAGAAGAAAAAGAAGTGAAGAAAAAGAAACCCTCTGATAAAGTAGCGATGATCGCCAAGAAAGATCATACTATTTTTCAAAATGGTTATAAGTTAATAATCACGAAAGGGGATGATCTTTCTAAAAAGGAAATTCCAGAAAGATTTCTTCCTACTTTAAAAACAGAAAAAATAATTTAATCTAACTAAGGTATAAAATGTCTAATCAGAATTCAATTTTCGGTGTTCACAGTATAACACCATATGATCTATCAAATGGTAAACCATTATCAGCACAACCATTAAAAGTAGTTGGAACTTTTACCGTTGGTTTAACTCAAGAAATCATAGAATTGTTTGGTGGTTCAAATTTTGACGCTTGGGACACTGAATTAGGTGCTAGAACTTTTGAAGGTTCAATGCTTTTAAGAGAATATCCTAGTGCTTTGATTGAAGTAGCTACAGGTCAAAAACCTATTGAAAATTCGGCTGAAACTTCTGGTTCTGTTAGTGCCTTAAGAAATGTAAACAATACTTCTGTATTTGAAGCGGTAACAGGTGTTGCTTCCGTTGGAATTAAAGTAGGAAGTGAAATTGATGTTCCTTTTGCTACTTTTACAATTGAAGCGGTAAGTGCTACAACAGTTGATATTTATGTTCATAGTGACGTTGATTTTGCACAAGGTGAAGATAAATTTTATCAAGCTGGAACTCAGAAAATTAACTCTTCTCCTTTGACAATTACAGCGGCAACAGCAATCGAAATCCCTGATTTTGGGATTGAGTTAACAGGAGGATCTGGAACCATAGCTATGGAGATCGGCGACACTGCGGTTTTCACTTCACGCCCTATCAACACATCTTCTAGAATTGTTAATATCGGAAGTGCTTTATCTAGGCCTAAGAATATCGGATTATTAGCATATACTCAAAGAAAAAGTGATGGTAGTATGTATAAGATCAACATCTATAACGCTTTAGTTGGTGGTTTACCGATCACTCTAGGAGAAAAAGCTTTCTCTGAGGCTGAATTAACTTTCAAAGCAAAAAGAGCTACTGATACTTTCACAGGAAGTGAAGGGTTGTACTCTCTAGAACAAGTTATATCATCTAGTGCTTGTTAAGCGGTAATGAGAAAAACTAAATTACAAGAGTTCTTGACACCCAAAAGGGCTCTTGTTTTACAGAAGAAAAACGGACGCACCGCAAGACAATACACACTAGGATATTTTACTTTAGATGTTCAAAGCATTGTTTATATGGAGTTCGCAACTGATGAGAACCCTAACGGGGTCGAAAATCTAACGAACAGATTGTCAAACAACGACCCTATGGCTTGTTTAAAAACTCTTTATCTTCTTATAGAGGATAAAGAGGATTTCCCGTTATTTGAGGATTTCACGAAGAAGCTAGATAAATATAATGTGCCTATGCACGAAATGATGATCTTATTAACTAAGATTATTAATGACAGTATCCCCAGCCTCCGAAAAAAAAAACTAATGCTAAACCTAGCAATGACAACCATAGTGATGATATTTGCTGGGCTTCTATATTCGATATAATATCGAGTCGTTATCACATCACAGTTGAAGAGTTTAGTAGATTAACTATTAAGCACATTTATATCTTAACAAAAACAATTAATAGAGCTACCTTGGAAGAAAGGAAGTATGAAGCCTCTTTGCATGGCAAGAAGTTAAAAGACTCTGCGCCATTAAATGATGATGAAGATTCCGAAATAGATCAACAAGCAGAAAGTTTATTAGATAAAGCGGCACAAGAAGATTTTGAAAAATGGCAGACACTAAAAACCTAACCATAAGCATTAATGCAGATTCATCGGATTTTAAAAAGGGTCTTGAATTAGCTAAACTAGAAACAAATAAATTACAGAAGAATTTCACTAGACTTGGGAAAGCGTCATCGTTAGCGTTCGCTGGGATATCAGCCGCTTTAACTGGCACAGTTTTAGCATTTAGAGGGTTTGAGAGAGATTTTACACAGGTTGTAACCTTACTAGATAAAACGAGTTTTGCATCTAAGGACTTAAAATCCGGTATAGATGGATTAAAGAAGGGTGTTTTAGATTTAAGATCCGCTAGTGGTGAGAGTTTTGAGGCGTTAAACAAAGGTTTGTTTGACTTGATATCTGCGGGGATTCCAGCGGAGCAGGCTATTAACTCTTTAAAAATTGCTACTGATTTGGCAGCAGCAGGAGGAACGGACGTTGCGATTGCAGTTGATGCAATAACTACCTCAATCAATGCGTTTGGTTTAGAAACTAGCGATGGAACCGAGATTGCGCAGAAATTTTTCTTAGCGCAAAAGAACGGTAAAACTACAGTAGCAGAGTTATCAAATAGTTTAGGTGTTGCAGCATCTAATGCAGAAAGCTTTGGCGTTTCGTTAGATGAAGTTCTAGCAGCAACATCAGCAGCAACTCTAGCGGGTAAGAGTACATCACAAGCATTAACAGGGTTGAATCAAGTATTTGCTAATATAGCTAAACCAACTGCGGACGCAGCGAAGGAAGCGGAAAGGCTAGGAATTCAATTTGATAGTGCAGCTTTAAGGTCTAAGGGATTAGAAGGGTTTTTGAATGATCTAGTAACGGCAGAAGGGTTCACATCATCATCAATCGAAAAACTATTCGGATCAGTTGAAGCTATGGGTGTGGCTTTTGCTTTAACAGGCGAGCAGAATAAAGATTTTGTTTCTACATTAAAACAATTACAGAATGAGGCTCAATTAACAGACACCTTTAACGAGGCGTTAGCAGCATCTAATGAAACAGTTGATAAGGCATTAAAGAAATTAGGCGGATCTCTTCAAGCGGTTCTAGCTACATTAGGGGCTAAGTTTGCACCATTGATAATAAAGGTCGCCGATGGTCTTGGTAGCTTTGCTAGGATGATTCAGAATGCTAGTGATAGAACTTTAAATATTATAAAAAATATCGTAGTTTTTACGGCAGCTATAACAGGTCTAACCGCTGTTATTTCCACGGCTGGATTAGGAATTATTGTTTTTCGTAATATTTTAAAAGGGTTAGCCGCTCAATTTGCTTTTGCTGGCACAGCGGCAAGATTATTCTGGTTGGCTGTTAGTGGTCCTATAGGAAAAATCATTAGTTTAGTGGCGGGTGTTACTGCGGGATTTATCGCATTAAAAAAGGTTTTTGCGTCATCTCCTGAAAAAGATCTGAACAAGATTACAAAAGAGTTAGAGGAGCTCGAGAATAAAGAAAAATCATTACAAGCTATTATCCAGACTGGATCAGAGAAGCAAGCAGATAGAGCAAGAAAGAGGTTAGAGGAATTATCTAAGGAGAAAGCCCAGCTTGAAGATATTAGAAATGAATTAACCGCTTCAATAGGGGCGGATGAAGTAGGGGCTCTTTTAGAAGAAAGGAAAGTCAAAATTAAAGAGTTGCAAGAGGAGCAAGGGAAGTTAGCGGAGCAAGTATTAAGTAATGATGCAAAGGTTAGTGAAAAATCTGCCGAAAGATTACTTGCTATAGATGAAGAAATAGCAAAGCTTAAAGAGCTAAATGAAGTTTCTTCTCAAGGTTCTATGACAGAAGAGAGCGGAGGAGGGGATATATTACCCGAAGAAGCGCCAGAAGCAGAAACTAATATAGATTCTTTGCGTGAGCAGAGTGAAGAAAGGATTAGTGTTGTAGCTCAAGAGACAGATTTGAAAATTGCAGAAGCCAGAAGAGAAGCCGAGGTTTTAGCGGAAATTAGAAAGGGTGCGTCTGAGCAGGAGATCTCAAGCATAAGGGAAAAGAACGCTCTAATAGCAGAGGAGGAGAAAATTAAACTAGATAATGAGCTGTTAAATGCTGAGTTAAGAACTGCGGGAATAACAGAGCAAAGACAAATAGAAATAGATAAGCAGCTAGCTTTAAATGAAATAGAGTTACAGAACATTCAAGCACATAGAGAGCTACTTAACGAACAAGCAGAGGAAGATAGGCAAGCTGATTTAGAGGCAGATGAGTTAATAAGGCAAATTCAAAGAGATCAAAACATAGAGTTTAATGAGGAGGAGCTAGCACTTCTTAAAGCTCAGATAAGAGGCAAGAAACAGATAAATAATAAATTTTTATTAGATTCTTTAAGCCAACAACAGAAAGCAGACGCAAGGTTTTTAGACATGCAGCGTAAGTTTGGTAAAACGGCAGCTAAACTTGATAAAGCTACATCTTCTGAACAACTCGCTAATGTAAGAAGCACAACAGGGAAATTGGCAGCTTTGAAGAATAGCGAAAACAGTAAATTAAAAGCAATAGGAAAGGCTGCGGCAATCGCTAATATTGCTATTGATACAGCAAAAGGAGCGGTTGCAGCATATACAGCGTTGGCGGGTATTCCAATCGTGGGGCCTGGTTTGGGAGCAGCAGCGGCAGCAGCATTAATAGCATATGGAGCAGAGCAGACAGCAGCAGCAACAAAGGCAAACACAGGAGCATTTGTAAGCCGTGGGATAAGGGGAGTTGATGACCAACCATTTTTATTGTCAAGAGGAGAATCAGTAATACCAGCGGACATAACGCCAGAGCTATTTAATACCTTTAAACAGCTTAGAGATATTAGGGAAAACGGGGGTTTGATAGGCACGCTAGCAAAAGAAGCGGCTTTCGAGTCGCCAACAGAAACCACCTCTATAATTAATGAGGAGAGGGTAGAGCAATTCCCTATAAGACCAGATCAAGATCAAGAGGAGACCGAGGCGCAAACAATTAACGTTGCGATTGAGATTGAAGAAAACGCAACAGACTTTATAACTGCACAGCAAAGAGAAAATCAAGAACTAGGAATCGGTATAATATAATGGCTATTACAGGAAGGATAAAGTTTTTTGAACAAAGTAAAGCGTTGTTTGTAAGGGGTGCGACAGCGACCGCCTCTAGCAATTCCGACGCAGCGAAAAATATATTGTCAAGTAATAAATATATAAAATGGAGTTCTTTAGGATCTAATGATTTAACAACAGAAACAATCACTATAGATTTCCCTAGCTCTAAGATTAATAGAATATTTCTCATCACCACTAATTTTAAAGAGTTTACCATAAAATATGATGTTGCTGATATTCCAACTGATTTCACTAATGTCTTAGGATTAGACGGCTCGCTAGGATCTCTTGCTGAAACTGATTACTCTAGAGATACGGCATATTATGAGTTTGATGAGGTCACGACCTCTAGGATTTATATTACAGCAACAAAAACTCAAGTAGTAGATGAAGAGAAAAGCCTTGAAAGATTCTATTGCACTTATGAGATCGGAACTCTAGAAGGTATTCCAGAAGTTTCAAAGGAAGAATTAAATTATAACTTAAACAATCAAAAGGTTTTATCTGGTAATCTTAACGTCCAAAAAAGATTAGAAACTTTTGCTACTACTATCAAATTCAAGAATTATCCTGCAATCAAGAATGATTATGATGTAATGTTAGATCTCCATAGAAGGCCATCAAGTTTTCTAATTTGGTTATGCGGTGGAAAATATGGCGAGCAATTTTCTATTGAGCGCACGAATTGGGAATTGAAAGATGTTTATAACGTGCAAACAGTGGGTAAATTTTCTATTAGATGGAATAAAAACATCTATATTGCAGGTTATAACGGAACTGTGAAATTATCACAATCAACAGAGATAATATAGGATGGAATCTCAACTACAATATCAGGTTCTAATCACCCCGTTAATATCTAAAAATGTTTATGGCGAGACTGTAGATGTGACAAAAGATATTAATGTTTCTGATTTCGTTAGTGAAAAAGGAATAGGGAAGATAAAAAACCAGATAGATAACGGCGATTATGAATTCGGGATATTTACTTATAGTGATATTTCATTGACTTTACTGAATTTTGATGGACGCTTTAATGATGAGGCAAGCTCTAGTTCTATATTTGTGTATAGGCGTGACCTAGCAAAAGTAATGGTGAATTTCATAAATACAGCTGGAGAAATAACCTTATCATTCGAGGGGTTGATTAATGATGAAGCATCAAGACAAGATTATAATAAAGGGGAGGTTAAATTTAAAGTAATCTCTCAAACCTCTATCTTTAGAAAAACAAAAATACCTTCTGGAATCATAACGGACGGCATGACTTTCTCGCAGGCAATCAAGAACATTCTGAATATCACTGATATTTTAGCAGTCTTGAATTTTGATGATAGTAAAGTCAATGTAGGTCTGGACTTAACAATTGATAAAGCCTTAGAGTTCGATGATAGGACGGCGCAGGATGGTTTGAATGACCTGCTAATTGTTAGCAGCTCTGTTTTATATGTGGATCAATCTAATACTATGGTTGTTTCCACTAGGGAAGAAAGCACAGAAAGGCCATTACATAATTTCTTTGGTGGTTATAATGCTTTTGGTAGAGAAAATATAATTTCATTAAAGAAATTTAATAACGGTTTACATAGAATGTTTAATAGCTTGATTATTAACGGAACATCTACAGAGGACTTGATTTCTATTAACCGTCTCGGTATTAGACAAAAAGCTTTAAGCTTTCCATTTATCACTGATAGCAAGAAGTTTATTAGAATCGGGAACGCTATATTAGATGATTTTAAAAATCTTCGCTCTGAAATGGAGATAGAGGTGAGGTCTGAAAATTCTGTAGATATACAGTTATTAGACCTTGTGACCATTGATCTCTCATCGACTTATAAACCAGCGGAGGGGAGGGATTTTTTCCCAATATATGGAATCTCTAAATATGGAGATGATCAATATCCGCTATCTTGGAATAAACTTCCTATTAGAAAATCAGATATTTTTAAAGTTATTGGTATATTTGAAGATCCTAAAAAGTTTTCAACTATATTAAAAATCCGATGGACTGGGAAAGCTTTATTGGGAACTCTAGAAACTTTACCTGTCTATGGTGAAGCAAAATATGGACAAATTGATTACCAGTAATTATAGTGTGATATACAACTAAAGTATTAATTGTAGATCATACTATGTCAGAAACCAATATATCACCAGATAAAGTCACAGGGCAAGTAATTGAAGCCGAGCACGTCAATGAATTAAAAAACGCAATGATCACTACTTTTTCTGGTAGAGATTCATCTGGAACAGTAGCACCTAATCAACAATTAGGGAGTGCTACATATCCTTGGGGTTTAGCTTATATCAATAGCTTAATATCTAACGGAAAACTTGTTGATCTTGAAGCTTTGGTAACTGAGAGTAATATAATTAAATCTGGGCAAGTAAGGGCAACTAGCCAGTTACCTGATTTTATTAGAGCAAATGGATCTAATAACACCGCAACAGTACAAGGAGCCACAACTAATTTAATTACGGTCATCAATGGCGCTACCACTATTTTAGATAACAACGTTGTTTTAAACTCTTTGACCACTGCATCTAGCGGAGCATCTAGCCAATGTATAATAAATGATGCTAATTTAATAGGCCAACTAAACACTAAATATTTAGGTGAAGAAAACGACTCTATTATAGTTGATAATATGGGTGCTAATATCTTAGCTAAAATAGGCCAAGTTGTATGTTTTAAAACAGGAACGGAATATTTATTAGCTTATGTTAAAAGCTCTACTGAATTAACAAATTGCAGAAGAGGTTTAGCTTTTGACTCATTGGGGGACCCTATAAAAAGAGTTACTTTATTAGATAACGATATATTTAACTTAATGTCGTTAGGTTGGGTCTTTATGGAAGATGACGCTGCAACTTTCGACGTATCCTATAACTCCCCAATTTATGATTTTGACCAACCTAATAGCCCAGCTACTGGTGATTATTGGTTTGATCTACAAAACAAACAGTGGCGTAGATTTAATGGTGCAGATTTCGTGGTAATTAACCGCATATTAATAGGTCTTGTTGTTATGGACTCTGTTAATTGTGTAGCTAGTCGGTCTATGGAATATGACATAGCATATGATAAATATAACACTATTGATTTTGATAGAGAGCCTTTCAGCGAAACTCAGGTACAAACAAACAAAACAGAAAATATAACCTCTGTAAATGCTACATTTCTTGAATGGAAAAGCAACCCTATTGAATTCGATATAACTACGGATAGAGATGTCGGCGTTATAGAGTCTCCAGACACGTTATATTATATGTATATTACCGAAGAAGGGGACTCTATTATTAGTGATGAAAGACCTTACGATTTTAACCCTAAGTTAAAAGGATATTATCACCCTTATCAATCATGGCGTTGTGTCGGATCATTTTTTAATGACAACTCATCTAATATAACCAAAGTTAGTAATATTCTACAAGAATTTAATGTAATTCTTGATGAGGTTTGTTTAAAAAATGGCTTTATAGATCCAGCTTTTGATATATGGGATCAAGGAGAAAGTTTTACTACTGGAGGTTATACTTCTGTATCATGGAAATATAATGCCCCTGATTCTGGAGCTTTCACAGTCTCAAAATTAACTTTATCTCCTGGAGACATACCTGGTTTAGAAAATGTTACTAGTGCGACTAGGATTAGTAGATTGGGGGATAATTCCTGGTTCGGTCAACCAATAGCTAATGTTGGAAAATACGCAGGTAAAGAGGTTACTATTTCTTTTTATGCTAAAGCTGCATCTCCTTATGTATGCAATATAAAAGGGGTACAGGATTTTGGGAATGGTGGTTCCCCTTCTCCTGACGTACCACTTCCTTTCGGTAATATTTCCCTAACGACCTCGTGGTCTAGATACTCTATTACAACTCTAATACCCTCTATATCGGGCAAAACATTAGGGGATGAAAAAGATCACTTACTTATTTTCTGGGGGCAGAATATAGATGATAATGTGCAAGTAGATTTCACAGCTATGCAAATAAATGAAGGTAAGCAAGCAGCCCCTTTTTGCGTAGAGCCCTTAAACTCCATTAGGAAAGATACAGAATTATTCTTTGAGAGGCATATATATGGCCTTGATGGCGTCATCTCAATGGCTGCGGTTCAGTCGAGTCAAAGTGCTTTTGGAGAAATAGTTTATAGGACTCAAAAGAAGACAACTCCTATAGTTAGTTCTAATTTTGGTATTACTGCTTTCTGGGCTCTTTGGGCTCAAAATTCAGTTACTAGTTTAAATGATACTCCTTTCTTTTTTAGGATAAACTTAAATAAATGCGTTATTGGGTATAATACCCCACCTCATGGAAAGCCAACGGGATATGCTGGGCTTTTTTTAGCCAATGGAGCGGGCCCAGAAGAGGGATATATTGACATTGATTCGAGGATATAATGATAAACACTACAAATGATATTATAACAGTTAGTTACACTAATTTAGAGAAGGATTCAGTTATTATAAATGATAACAAAGCTTTTAGTTATCCTTTAAATCATGTTTTAATTAAAGATTGGTTAGCCCTTGGTAATATAATAGGGGGTTGTAGTATTGAGGTGCTACAGGCTGACAAGTTAAATGAATTAGATAAATTAAAATCGTTAGAGCAAGTTGCTAATTTCTCATACACTAATTCTAACGGCACTTATGAGCTTCGTAACTCTGAGAAGTCTAAAAATAAAATAGTGGGTAGGAATCAAGTATGGAGAGAAGGTGTAACCTCTAAGGTTTGGATCAGCGCATCT